GGCTAGTAACGCATTATCCATATTTCCAGCCATTTTTATTATTTGCGTCCGATTATCTAATGGTTTGAAATCGCAAATTTGTTCATAAATATTTAATCTTATTTGCGCTTCTAACACTTTAATTACTTGCTTTGCTAACTCTTGTTCTTTCTCAGTATCGGTGGTAAGAAATAATTGCCCTTTCTTAACAAACCAATGCTTACCAGAACAAAGTTTATTTCGTAACTTCATTTTTCACCTTCTCGGTTAACACTTTAATTAAATCACTATATTCGTATATCTCGCCTTTAACATAGCGTTCAATTTCGGTCATTAATTTACTGTTACATTTAACAGCGTCAAATGTTGAACCAATATCGGCAGAAACCATATTAATTAGCCAGTTAATATCGCCCATCAGCCGCGGTCTCTCTTATGGTCGTTTGCTAAGTCGTAATGGTAGGTGCATAATGGTTTATCCATTTTTTTATGTTCTGCTGGTTCGTTACAAACAAAACAATTTGGTAAATCTAAACCATCATTAACTTTTCTATCCCATTTTGTTTCTTCCGTCATTTTCTTTCCCTTCTGTCGTTACATTTATCGCAAATAGTTTCTTCCATATCTTGAACTTCAAATGTTTTACCGCAGTCGTCACACTTTGAATAAATCATTTGTTAGCCCTTTCTTTATACATATTTTGGGCTACTCGGTACGCATAACTAACAAGGTCGGTTAAATCCTTACTTGCCGCTTCGTCTATTGCTAGTAACGCAATACGACCAAAACGTTTAGTCATTTGTCCGATACGACCAATTTCCGCGCTAGTTAAAGTGCGGCTTTGGAGTTCTGTTACATACCACGCAGTTAATGCGATACAACCGCCAATGTCGTTATCGTTATGTAACTTATCCCATTCATCTTCAACAAGTCTGGATAAGTTCCAAGCGTTAATCCCATTAGCGCGTGCTTCTGCCAACTTATTAGAAATATTTTCAACTGCTAATTTGGCACTTCGCACTCGCGGCGCAGGAAGTAGTTTATTTATTTCTGTATTCTGTATTATGTCTTCTGTATTCTGTATTCTGTATTCTGGCTCCGTTAGTAACGCGTTATCAAACTCGTCATTATCAAACGCGTGTTTCTCTCGGTAACGTTTTTGCCTTTCTCTTAAATTGGCACGTTTATCTTCAACTTGTTGGCGTGAAGTTTGATGTGCCAAATAATCGTGTATGGTGAAACCGTTATTACTAATATCTTCTTTTAGTAATCCCGATTTGGTGAGTTCAACAACGTAACTCATATCCTCGTCAGCAAATCTGGCAATAATCGTCATAGGTATAAAACCATCTGTTAAATATCTGCCAGCGTAACAAAGCGCGGATATATAAACGCGAAAAGATTTATCCGATAACCCAACCACCTTTGGGTGGTCGGGAAAACTATCGTCAATTTTTATCCACGTCATTTAATTGTTAACCTCATTTGCGGTTCGCCTTGTTTCTTTGGTACTTCACCCATAGCCGCTTTAACTGCTTCTTCATCTATTGAAGAACGACCAGCAACTTGCGACCAAGCAACTTTAACGCCGTCTGGTGTAACGCCATTAATGTTTTCAAGTGCGGCTTTAATGCCGTCTTTTTCACTTTCTAAGGTTTTAATTTTGTCGGAAACTTCTAAATACTTATTAACGCGTTCAATAATGGCGTTATCGGTAATAGTTATTTCCGCTGTATCTTTTCCCTTACCACCGCAATTCTCGCCGTAGTATGGGCAATAGAATTTACAAAACTGAGCCGCATAACGCTCTGGTTCTGGAACTTCGGTACGTTGTTGAATATCTTGATACCACGCCCACGCTTCAGAGGCAATATCTTCAGAATATTCTTCAGTATGAATTTTGATTTGGCGTTCGTCACCATCACGCGGTATTGCCACTAACGTAACCGTTTTAGGGTTATATCCGTTTTTCTCTAGCAAATATGCGTAAGTATGAACTTGCCAACGTTGTTGCTTACTAGGAAAATAATCAAGGTTCTTTAACTTGGTTGTCTTCCAGTCAATTACTGCGCCGATTTCGGGGATAAATAAATCAATATGCCCTTTTAATCCCGAATATTCAACTTCCATTTCAATTAAATATTCAGCCCAGTTTTGTTGAACGTCTAGTAATAACGCTTCTTCTATCATCTTATGAATACCTGTTCCCATAAGTGCTGGAAGTTTTAGCGTGTCGTTTGTCTTTTTAGTATCTTGTAATTGATACCAGACTTGTCGGCGGCAACCACCTAATTGCGATACACCGATTTGTTTTTGCTGGCTACGTTCGCGGCTATCGTTATAAGCCGATAACGCTTTGAGAAGCATTTCATTTACTAACATTTTTACCTTCTTTACAAGGCATACAAGTTACTTTGTTAGTCGCAATTGAATATGCGTATTGTGGCAATTTCTCGCCATTTTTTAACGTAATGAACATATCTTCTGTTCCACAAACGGAACAAATTAGTTTTTCTTTAGTCTTCATTTTTCCCTTCTTACATTTCTAAACTTGCTCTAACGGAAGTTCCGATAGAGCGCGCAATATCCACTTGTGTTCGGATACGCGTTGCGTTCGCACGAGCCGCCTTGACTTGTGCTTCCGCGATTTGAAGTGTTTGATATTCAGTTTCCGTTTCAAGTAACGCTAAATCTTGTATATCTTGAACACGTAACTTACTCTGGTGGTGCGACAAACGCGCACGTGCTACCGCTATTTCAAATGCGGCTTTTGATTTATGGTAGGCGCGTTCAGCGTCTTCTAAATAATTATGAGCGTCATCTATTTCTTTAGATAACGCTAATAATCTTTGTTCAATTGTTTGCGGAGTTACCATAAGGTTTATCCTTTCCACTATTGCCACAAACAGAACATCTATCTATGGCGTTAGGTTTCCAGTTACCGCAATACCAACATCTATGCGGTTCGTTCGGCATTTGTCACCACGTTATTTACAATTGATAACGCTTCGTCTTTTTCAAATCCAACCAATATTAAATTGCCGTAAAGTTCAAACAATTTATCCAACGGAATTGGAATTAAATCTGGTTCGGATTTAGTAATAGTTGTAACAGAACTAATGCTAAGAGAAGTTGAAGCATTAGGTTGCGTAGTGTTGTAAATGGTATTTAATAAATCTATCCATTCACGATTTGTTCTGCTTTTCATTAATTACTCCTAATCGTTCTAAGTTCAAATACATCTGCCCACTCTGGGTTCTTTTCAATTAAGAGCCGTGAATAATATGGCGCGTAATTGTTATTAATTTTGAAGTCGGAATTAGGGTCGGAAGTTTCCATATAGTAATTCCACCGCAATACTTCAAATAGCATTTTGATACCGATACGCTTACGACCACGATTTGTTAATTCTCTGGTCATACTTTCCAAAGCGTTAAACACCTGCGGATTAAGTTCGTGAAAACGTTCAAACTTTTCCGCAGGTGTTAGTTCTATATCAAAGTCAAGTTCTAATAACCCAAAGTTACTTGCCACTTGTTTGCGCCTCTAAATCGGATTTTCTATCCATAATTTCAGCACGTATGGTTGTAATTTCGTCATTGAAAGAAAATTCAAAATCTAGTAAGACTTTGTATTGTTCAAATAATGAACGCAATTCTGGAATTGACTTAGCGTTATTAACAAGTTCTAACGCAGTTAAACAATTCTCACGTGTTATTTCCGTATTAGGTTTAATCGGAGTAACGTTATTATCTGGAATTTCCAAAGTAGTTGTTTTAACTGGCACTACTTCGGCTTGTTCCATTTCCTCGCTGGTATAAATACCACTAAGGTCATTTGGAAACGCCTTACGCAACGCAAGTGCTTCGGCGCATTTCGCTATCATTGTGTCTGGCATTTTCTTCCAGATAGGTGAGTTTGCGTTATAACTATCAAACTTTGCTACGCCCCATAAAGGTTCAGTAAAGCCCAACCGCATAACGCCTACTTTTGCCGCAACTGGTGGTTCTTTCTCTAACCAAACATCTGTCCATACGCCATCTGGACCGCACCAAAACGGACCAACTTGCCCAGCATATTCGCCAGAACGTTGCGCAACGATACGTAATCCATCAATACTTGCTTGAATGGTAAAACGACCACCGCGTTCTATCATATAAATTTGCCGCGCAAATGGGTCTAACCCTGTTCTTTGTGCGTAATGTAAAAATACGGCAAGTTCCGCTTTTGGCGCATTAGATAATCCAATTTGCTTCAATGCGGCTTCTTGCTTGTCGTTCCACCAACTTTGTTCGCCAGTAACGGCGAGCGCGCTATTACTCATTTGCTTATCCCTTCGTTAGTTGTTTCTTCAAAATACAGTCTGCCCGATACAACGCCTTCATCTAAAGCGTCTGCTATATCGCGCAAAACTGGGTTATTGTTCATACTTGCTATTACTTGTAACTCGGCTATCCAGCCACGTGCTTTTTCTGCGTTAATTGTCACTGCTTGTTTCCCTTCTTGATAAGTTCAAACGCAAGATTTCTGGGTTCATATCGGACAACGTATCTTTAATAACTGTTTCTGCGTGGCTACGCAGTAAAGAGTTCTTATTAGACGTTGAACCAGTATTAATTTCTGGTGCTGGCATTTCTACTCCGATAATTGCCTTAACCTTGATTTTGTCCATTTGGTTTGCCTTCCTAATTGGTTATCTCCAGCGCACTTCGCACGGAGTTGTTGCTTGTGGTCGCAAATCGCAATTCCATTCAACGTGAAGAATGTATTGCCCTAATAAAAAGCCCAGCGCAATAAACACGATAAATACAAAATACTTACCGCGTTTAGTTAATTTGGCTGGATTATTAGTGTGCTTAATAACAAGTAATGCGATAACGCCGCAAAATACGCCATAAAAAATAGCGATTAAATTACTTATCATTGGGTTTGCCTCCATTTCCTATTCTACTTGGGGAAGTTAATTAATCAATAGAACAAAACGTGGCGGATACCGATTAGATATCCGCCACGTTATTTGTGTATGTGGTATTAAAGAAGTGCCAGAACCTTGTTCTTAAATCGGTCACCAGCGCCACTAATAATACGTTCAGCACGTAATGTTTCTGGGTTCTTACCGCGAATTGGTGAAGCCCAGTCAGAGTATTCAATGAACGCGTTATACGCCGCCCATTTTGTGTTAGCAATATTTGCTTGCGTAGGTGCTTTCCAAAGACCCATTAAAGTTCCGCGAGCGTTTTCCGCAATTGTTGTTGCGCGCTGACTTTCTTCGTCAATTGGAAATACTTTTTCAACTAAAGTCGCAAATTGCTTATCGGTCATTTCTTGACTAATAAGTTTTTCTGCCATCTTCTCAAACTCTTCCGTATATTTGAAAGTAAGTTTGAGTGCGTCACGAGCCGCCTGAATTTTGCCATTGACGCCCGGTGTGTGGCGTAACGCATAATTAGATTTTGCGCTATTAATCGCCGCAGTTAGCGTGTTCTGGCAAACAACTCGTATCGGAGTAACCAAAAGATTAAACGCGGAAGTTCCGTCGTGCGTATTCCACGCCATCAAATACAAATCAATTGCGTCTTGCCCACCGATTTGTAAACCTTCTGGCATTTTCATAGTCATAAATACCTTACGACCATTATTCATTGAACCAGCCGTTTCAAATACCGCGCCTGATTCATCTGCTACGTAGTTCAAAAACGAAAATGCTTCCGCGTTCTGAACTGGCGTATAACGATTACCAACAACGCCCAAAGCGTCTGCCTTCTTAGTCTTTGGGTGGTATCGGTAAGTCATATATTTATCTGGAAACGTAATCTTGCTAGTGCTTTTGCCGTCAATAGTTGGAACTGTTGCTTCAACTGGTGTATCGGCTTTGATTACTTTCCAATCAAGTAACGCAGTTTTAAGTGCGTCTTCTGCGGTTAATGCGTTAGGTGTAACAACACCTAGTTTGTGCCAAGCGACCTCACGATTTGTGAAAAACGCCGCTGTTCCATCTTCAAACTCATCTGGAACCATACCCATTTTATTGCCTTCTTTCTGTTAGTTGTTTGTTTGGTTTATTTAGTTGTTATTTAGTTGTCGTCAGATACGTCAAAATCTTCAATATCTGAATATTCTTCTTCCATATCCACGTCATTATCGCCACCGCGATAGTTAATGGTTACGTCAAAATCACTTTCGTCAATGGTTTCCACATCAAAATCAAGTGAAACTGTTGCGGTGAATTTAACATCAACTTTGAACGTAACTTCAATTTCTTTAGTTAGTTCAATATCCATTTTTTCTGCAAACTCTTTCAAGTCGTCAGTTGTAATATCGTCACTTTTAACAAAGTCAATTACAAACTTTGTTGTTTCATCTCTCCAATGAAGTAACGCCTTGCGTGCTTGGTCGTAATCGTTACGTGTATTTTCAAGACCACGCATTAAGTGAGCAATACGATTAACAATGTCCGTAACGGAATTGTTCTTAACAAATTCAGCCGCTAATTCTTCATTAGTTGGCTTTGGTGTTTCAGTTATAGTTGTTTCAGTAGTCATTTGTTTCCCTAACGTTATGCTGACGAGGCTCGTCAGTATCGGTTATTTACCGATAGACCGCCCACGTGGGGCGGTTTCGCCTTAGTCGTATAAATGTTCCTCACTATTAGCGCAATTGCTATCTGGACAAACAAACATTGGAACCCATTGTGCTTGTCTAAGATTTTTACCGCATATACCGCAACGTAAATGACCGCTACGTTTTGGTTCTTTAGTTGTAGTCACTTATTTACTCCCTTTAATAGTTGTGAATGTAGTTCTACGCATTTGGCGCAAACGCCAGATACAAATTGCTCGCCATTGTCGTAAACAAACCAGCGATATGTAACTACTTTGCCTTTACCGCATATCTGGCATTTCATTTTGTAAGTTCCTCTACGCGCTTAACAATTGCGGCAACGCCATTAGTTAGTTTTTCTTCTAATCTGACTACTAACAATTGCTCGCAAATGCCGCGGTGATATGCGCCGATAATGTTATTGACGTATTCACCATCAATAGTTTGATAGTTACTACGAACACCCCACGCACCTTTACTGCGGTTCCAATTAACGTAATCAACAGACCAAGTGAAATTTAATCTTGGTTCTTTTGTTCCAGTGTTATAACCGCTAGGTTCAATTACTTCTACCGAGCAACGAATTGACTTAATCATTACTTTATCTTTATTACCACTAGTAGATACGCCAATGTAATGTTCCTCATTAAGCGTCATTGAACCTGTAACGTTCATAAAGAAACTACCAAATGAATTGAAGTTTTTTTCCATTTTTTCCATTTTATTTCCCTAACTTTCTGTTAATGGCTGTCCTCATCAGTTACTAATCGCCAGTTAGTAAGACCGCTTGACTTTTAGTGCCAAGCGGTTTCGGATTAATTCCTAGGTATATTTTTTGTTAAGGCTGGTTCGCCATTGGGTCCTTCGCTGTTATTTGACGTTGCGCTGGCTTCCTAATTGTCACTCGCTCGCCGTGAGGGTCTTCGCGATTAAGAAGTTGATTCCTATATCTGGAATGAGCGTCGCCTTTATTTGCGGGTCATAACTTGTAACGGAACGTATTACGTATTGCGGTTGGAAACCCCGAAGTGACTACCGTAATGTGTAGAACCTGTTACGGATTTCTGTTACTTGTTACTGGCTACGTGTAAATTAACCAAAGTAATTACCAAAACTTTTTGGTTAATTCTTGCCTTCTCTATTTAGTTTTAAAGGTACTGGTACGAAACTCTTGATTTCCGATAGGAACTGTCCGAAGACTTATCAAGTTGTTTGTACTAAGAGAACTATACGTGAGAAACGTTACAAAGGGCATTAGGGCTAGGGGGCATTTCCCTACGTGAAAAGACCCCTTAAAACGTCGCTAGGGGTCGCTAGGCGCGTTTTGGGGTCTGAACTCATATAGAGATATGAGAACGCCCATTAACGCTTTAAAACCCGATACACGCCGAAATTGCGGCTCTTGCGTGGCGATAAATAACTGGCGGTAAGGTTCGGCGTATGGCTGGAGTTTATACGCACGTAGAAATCCGTTGTGGCGGATTACATATCAGTATCGGAACGGATACGCAATATCCAGATATGGTTACCGATATTACTAACCGTTGCTTAAATACTTTTCAAGAAGCACTAACTACCGCAAAAAATAATGGCGTAGATATTTCAGATATGCGGCTAATTACCAGCGATTACGGCGACGATTATGACGAAGAAGATTAATGTGCTTTCAATGCGGCAAATGCTGGATACAACATACGTTCAGTTCTGACGATACTGTTGACGCAACCGATTTTTTAATCCAACCAGACTTTATATTCCGCAGTAACTCTGCCTTTAATCGGGTCAATAAAGTGGAGCCGCTGACTAGGAATAGCGCTCGCGGCTAATAAATCTCTGGCATAGCGATTATCGCTTTCCGTGCTACCAGTTTGATAAACCGAACCTAATCCGTTTGCCATTGGCCAACAGGCGTGCGTATGGTAATGACCGATATATACGTCACGGAATTCCCACGGATAAGCACCGCTACGCCATCTATTAGCGTGTTGAACAATTGCGGCTGGTGAAGCAAACCCATTACGACCAACTTCATCTCCGTGTATTAACAAAGCCCGATAATTGCCGATTTCTACACGTTGAACGTCTTCGGGGCAGTCTGCCCAAGTTAATCGTTTTTCATCTCCAAGCAATTGCCGCGCTAACTCGTAGCACATTCTGTCCACGTTATCGGAACGTGGAACATCTGCGCGTTTGCTACCGATACGCCCGTGATTTCCCCACTCTGCCACCACTAATACTTTTTCGTATATTGCTAATGCTTCTCTAACTGTATCCACAATTAATCTGGATACTGTTACGTATTGTTCAAATAGCGTTGCGTCTATTTCGTGTAATTGCGCTGGGTAATTAAATAAACCTTCCACCATATCGCCACCAAACATAATAACTACATCTTTAACAGGGTGGTCAGCACGTTGAATTTCCGTAATACGTTTTGCTTTAGTTACAAATTCCATTACGCGTTTGCGCATTATTTGGCTGTTATAGGTGGTTGTCTTCTTACTACCTTGCCAGTCAGTTAAATGCCATAGCGCAACTTCGGATTTGATTTTGCGTTTATCTGGTACAACATCTTGTACAGGTTTAATTTCGCCCATTGATAACGTGGCGTCAAATGCGGCTTGAATAGTTGCTTCAACTAATTCTTCCGTGCGTTGTTTGGCTTCTTTTAATTGTTTTTGTGTTCGTATTAATGCTTTGCGTAGTTCTACTACGTCTGAACTGGCTACCTCGTCAGGTATTTCTTCCAGTTGTTTCTTTAACGTCATTTCTTCTTTGCCACGTCATAAAAAGCACAACTTTGTGCGTGAGTTGTATATCCGATTTTGTCTAACCAGTTATCTTCGTGTTCTGGATTTTTAAACGCTCTAACTGTTTTAAATGCGTCCATCATTAACGCAACTTTATAAGGTTCAATAGGTTCTACACCAAGTAATGCGCCCCATATTTTGCCTATGGTAATAAAGTTTTGATAGAAGTCGCCGTGATACATCTGGCGTTGTTCAAGTATTTCTTTTACGCGTTGCTCTGCCGACACCGACATAAACCTTTTCTATGTTGAGAAATACTAATTTCAGCAATTCTGTAACCTTCTTTACGTAATGCCGTAGCAAGAGTTACATCTGGTAATCGTTTATTAATAGCCGCGTCAAGGGCTTTTTTATCAGCGTCGTTTAATTGGTCTATTAATCTGGCAAAAGGACAAACACTATTGCCCTTGAAACGTGCTTCTTCAATAGAGTTTTCTAAAGACATATCAGAAGAATACCGAAAAGATTAGATAAAAGACAATTAAACACGCCTTAGCCTTTACCTAAAAAAATAAGCCTTTACCTAGTGGTTACTTCCCCACAACCGCTAGGCAAAGGCAAATTTTATTATTTAGTTTTTTTAGTGGTCTTCTTCTTTAATTCAGTTTCCAACCACTCCGCAACTTTACCCCACGCTGGGTCTTTTTTGTCAAGACCGCGAATTGCTGGACCGATAATTGCGGCGGCTAATCCGTAAGCAAACGCTTTCATATCGCCGTTACTAACCTGCCATACTGGTATTGCTACTAATACAAAATGACGTGCGGCAGATTTAAGCATTAGTTTTTCTTTATCCGATAACTTTTTCATATTTCTCCTATGGTCTGGCAACTGCCATTACTAACGAATATGAACGCTTTTTTTCATATACGCCATCACCGTTGCTTTGTGAACCAGATTTATCTGCGGCTGTATTTCCTTCAATACAAACTAACCGCTTTAATTTGGTGTTGTTCTTAATAACAATACCCACGTGGTCTGGTTCCGCGTCAGTATCAAATTGGAAAAATACAATATCGCCAGCCTGTGCTTCTCCAACTGGTACAAGTTTATTTTTCTTAGCAAACCACGTAAGACCAGCCGCGCAACTAGCAAAACCTTTTTTACCGCTAGCGGCAACCTTTTTAACTTCACCTGCTTGGTCAAAACACCACGATACGAACATAGCGCACCACGGATTATTGTTTAATCCATACCATTTACCATATTTGGTATTGTTATTTTTGCCTTCTTGATAATTAAGTTCTTGTTTAGCAATATCTATAACGTTCATTTTGCCACCATTAATTTATATATTTCGTCAATACGTGCTTCCAGTTTATCTACCTTTTTATCAATATCTGAAACTTTGTCTTTAATACTTGAACCGCCATTAGGCTTTAGTTCTGAAAGATAATGTTTAACAAGAAAACGAACACCCACCGATAATGCTCCCATTAAAGTTGTAACGGATACGGCTAATCCAGCCCATTCAGTTGCGGTCATAACATTATGCTAACAGAGCAACGCCAGTTATGTTAATTACCGAAGTCGTGTCCAACACGGCTGGTGAATTGTAATCTAGAACATCTGAACCGCCATTACTGGTTGGGTGCCATAAATACATTTTGTTAGCACTTGCGCCTAACGTTCCAAATATTGTATAAGTTGTGCCGCCATCAACAAGATAACCACCAGCCGATAAATTATGCGAGCGCGTAGGAATACCTACTGGCATATCAATATAAATTTGCCCAGTTCCAAAGTTTGAGATATTGGTACAAGTAATGGTTGCGTTAGCGGTAATCATTTTTCCGATACGTTGAATTTCAATATCGCACGGCGTTCCTGTATAAACCATATTGTTATTAGTGGTTTGAATAGTTGTATTAAAAGTGTTAATACTTGTGGAATATAAATTATCTGCAATTTCCACCCATTGAGTTCCATTCCAGTATTTAATTAACTGCGCGTCAGTATCATAAAATTGGTCGCCTATACGCGGATTAGTAGGCGTATTAGTTGAAAAATCTACGTTAGGTGTTGTAAATCTTTGCGCGGTTTCTAGTTTAGATAAACGCTGATAAATATCGTTAAATATAACGCGTAAATCGGGCGGTTGATTTATATATGCCATAACGCTTCCTAATTGGTTGTAATTGTTAAGGTTATGGTAACGCGTTCTGGTCCGTTTTCACCGGGTTCCACGTTAAGTCCTACAATGCGATAAATCTCATCTAAACCATTTGGAAAACGTTCATCTGTAATCATTAAACGAATATCGTCACCAATTGAATACGTGCCGTATTCTGGTTCAACAAACGCTGGAACTACAACTTTAATAATTGGCGGTGGTTCGCTAAGTGCTAATACACGACCTGTTGCTAATTCATCTAAAACGTTTTGGTCGGTAATATCTGAATAAGAAGCAGTTGTTTGTAATAACGGAAAACCATTTGTAAATGAAGTTGAAGCAGTTGCTACTGATAATAATTTACCTTCATTTGAACCAGCACCAGTAACATATAACGTATTAGTGGTAATTGAACCATCTTCGGGATATTCGTAACTTGTTATATTTCCAGCAGGAAACATAAATACTTTGGTATTTAAATCTCCAATACCAGTATCCACGTGTCCAGTTCGCGGATAACCAAGTATTAACGTTTTAGTAGGTGCGTTTGTAACGTTGTCGTATTCAACTTTAATATTGAAATCAAAACCATCATCTTGGTCGGATAAATCTTTAATTGCTTGCCATACTTGTTTTAATTCATAATCGTAATAAACGCGGTCAATTAATACGCCAGACGTTTCACTACCAGTTATAACGCCAATATCGCCATAAGGAAGTAATTGTGCGTCGTCAATAAGAGTTCTAACTATTTCTAATTGGTCGGTATTTTGAAAGTTTTCAGTTGTTGTAATTAATCTACGTTCAAAATAACTTTCAAATTCTCTGGCGGTAATAGAAATAGTTTGTTCATCGGAGTTATAAACACGCGCCCAAATAACACCGCCCCAAACAAGTTCGCCATTTCTATCCACATAAATAGCGTTACGCGCTGGAAGCGTGGCATTATCTACGTTATATTCAGCCGAATTAATACCAGATAACAAAATATGGGCTTGAAAAGTTCCAGCCGTATTTAATTGCTGATTAAAACTAACGCCAGTTATAGGAAGTTCAGCAATTATTTCATTGGTAAGAAGGTC